CGGTGGCTACGCCTGTGCCGAACGCGGTAATTCCTGTCCCGCCGTTGGCTACTGGCAGGGTGCCCGTCACTCCCGTGGTCAGCGGCAGGCCAGTGGCATTGGTCAGCACCGCCGCAGACGGCGTACCTAGCGCAGGCGTCACCAGCGTCGGAGAAGTAGCCAGGACGATGCCGCCCGAGCCCGTGACATTCTGCCCCAGCGCCGTGGCTACGCCCGTGCCGAACGCGGTGATCCCTGTACCACCAGAAGCCACCGGCAGCGGAGCGCCGAGGGTCAGCGCGGCAACGTGCGTGATCCCCTCAACAACATCCGTACCCCCGTCGTTCATCTTCAACACCATCGAGGCGTTGACTGGGACCACCACACCCGTCTGCCCAACGACCTTGACCGTCACAGCACCGTTGGAGTCGTTCCTGACGAAGAAGAGCTTGTTGACCGTGTTCGACCGCGCAGGGACTTGGATCTCGCGTGCACCCCCGGGCGTGCCGAAGGCGTAGATGAACATGCTCCGTCCATCAGACACCGCACCGTCAGACAGCGTCAGGACGAAGGGCCCCGCAGCCGTGACATCCACACGCACCTGACCGGCTACCGCCTGATCGACCAGATCAGTGAGCCCGCTGTTGACCGTGGTGCCCCAGCCCGCGTCGCCCAGCCCCGGCTTCGACAGCCGCAAGCCCGTGGTGTAAGTGTTTGCCATGATGACCTCAAGCGAAGCGCAGCAACGCTGCGGCGGCTGTGGCCGCTGGGAGTTGTACCGTGAACGTACCCGACGCCGTCTTGTCCGCGCCGAAGTCGATCACCGCGATGGCGCGGTCGGCCTTGCTGGCGTTGTAGATCAGCGCACCCCGGCAGACGAACGAGGCACCAGACCACACCGGGTTGTTGAACGTCAGATACGCCGTGGTGCCAGAGAGCAGGACTTGAGCCCCGGTGAGCACTTCCCCGCCAGCGGTGTACCCTGCACCGACAACCTCATCAGCGGTCGTGTAGACCGTCGTGGCTTGGCTCAGGTTCGCGTTGGCCGTGTACAGCGCCATCTTCAGCGTGTCGGTGTCAAGGTCGTGGATGCCCAGCCAGGACTCCTGCTTGAACGACGAACACATGCCCTGGAGGATCGGCATTTACTTCACCTCGTTCCGCACTTGACCGCTGCGGTACATGTCCTGGCGGTTCTTCCCGTCACCCAGGTTCTTCAGCAGCACGAACGACTCGTTGAACTGGTTCTGGTACATCGCCATGACATCCTGCTCAGCCTTCATGAACCGAGCAGCTTCGACCAGGACCGCGTTGAACAGCACCGACTCAAAGTTGTCGCCCAGCCAAGTGTTCGTGGCCGTGACGATACTCTCCGGCTGGTAGAAGTAGTTCAGCTCAGCGCTGAAGTTGGCACCGGGCGTGGGGCCCAGGATGATCTTTTGGATCAGCGGGGTGCTGGTACCGTCGAGCGCGTAGTACCGAGGCGTGCCGGTGGTGGCCGGATTGGGATAGCTCTCGCGCATGAAGTTCACATCCTTGTTCAGGAGGAACTCCCGGTTGCCGCCGCCCAGGAGCGTCGAGTACACCGCGAGGCTGTACGCCGCCAGGAAGTCTGCCGGTAGGCTCAGTGTCTGCACGCCGCTTGTCAGAGGCAGCGTCGCGTCCTTCCGCAGGATCGGAAGCTGGACAGACTGGTAAATCTTCTGCTCAGCAAGCCGAGTCAGAGTGGCGAAGTCCGTCGCTGAGAACGTGTTCTCAGTGGTGTCCTGAACGGCGGTGAGCAGCGCCGAGTAGTTCACGCCATTGGCCCTCGGGCCATGAAGCCCTTGGTCTGTGCCTTACCGCCGCGCACCTTGATGCCGGAGGTCTTGGCAGCGGGCGGAGGCGAAGTCATTGCAGTGCCCGCAACCATGCGTGCGGGAGTGCGCTCGGAGTCGTTCAACGACGGAGTCGGAACAGGTTTGGCCTTCATCTCACTTCCCCTTGCGGCCCACCGGGCCTTGGTTCGCCACACGGGCCATGTTGCGACCCATCTGCTGAGCAGCTTGCGTGGTGACGCCGCCCTTGGCGAGCTTGGCACCGGGGCCGTGGGCTACGCCCGCAGGCTTCTTGGCGTGGGCCCGGAGGGCCTTCATGGTGTCTTTCATCTTCAACTCCTTCGGTCACATGACCGTTACTGTACCAACTTCTCCCCGCCCGACCAAGAGGTTCGGCGTGAGCGGGTCCGTGAAGTCTCTCGCACCGCCAATCGGGTTCCACCCCCACTGCGTGACCAGCATGCCCTCGCCAGGGAAGCCGTCTTGGTTGCTGCCGGTGCCCGAGGTGTTGTCGATCTGCAGCCCGTTGGTGCCTGACTGATACCACGTATTTGTGTCCGGGCGTGGGTCACGGATGGCCTGCGGGTCTGCGATGGGGTAAAGGCCAAGTTGTAGTTGTGGTTGATCTGGTACCCAGCACTGCGGGCATGCTTTGATTTGTGTCTGTTTGGTCTTGACGACGAGGTTCTTGAGTTTCTTTAACTCGTACCTAAAAGAACACAGATCACAGAAGCCGAACGCTTTTCTTCCGTTTGCGAAGCGGTTAGACATGTTAGATCACGAGATAAATTGCTGCCGAGGTACGAACCGCACAGCGGACTTATCTCTGTCCTCGGAACTGGCACGGTCCCAATCAGCGTCGTACTGCTCCTTCAGCACCGGCAGGCGTTCCATCGCACCGGGGATCTTCAACGCCAGATAGTACGCAAGCCCGCTGACGAGGCACGGGAGGAAGCGGAAGGGGATGTCCTGGGTGTAGGTGCCGCCTGCACCAGCGTCCTGAATACGGCGCAAGTACCAGTAGACGAACTGATAGACGCCGGTCTGGTCAGGCGTGGGCCACACGACGATCTGGGGCGTCGGGGCTTGGCGGTTGATCCACACCTGAATGGGTCGCGCCTGTTGGAGCTTGTTGGGGATCGAGGAGTAGGTGCTGACGCTGATGCGCGTGATGGTCAGATCGACCTGGGTCGAGACGTTGCCCGCCCCCGTGCGGATGACATGCTCCAAGAGATCAACGGTGTCCTGCGGGAGGTTGTAGGTGTTGGTGCCCTGCGTCAGGTTGATGGTGTCTTGTGCCACCGTCCAGAGGTTCACGCCCCGGTTGGCCCAATCTGCGAAGAGCAAGTTCAGGGACCGCCGCGCCGTGCGCAGATCGTAGCCCGTGCGAAGCTCAGATCCGCAACGCTCGAAGGCTTCCTCGACCGCTTCGTTGAGGTCGAGGTTGAACGTGGTAGCCCCTGATGTAGTCACGCTGATTTCCTTTTGCCCGAAGGACTCACCGGCCAGGACTGCCTAGCAGGGCCCGTCTTGCGCTCCACCATCGTCTTGCGCTGCGCGGAGGAGAGTTTCTTGGCGGCGGCAGCAGGGCGGCAAGCAGGGTAAGCACGCGAGGATTTCTCTTCGCCCGAGCGGCCACACGCCTTCCCGGTCTTCACATCGACCCACTTCTCACCGAACCACTTGCCAAGCCCGCCTTTAGCCACGCTTCACCCGATTGTCAGCACCGCCCCAAGACCCCCCGCGCTTCTTGTACTCCTTCGCTGCCCACGCATTGGCGTAGGCGCTCGGGTACACATCAAACTTACTCTTGGCTTCAGACTTGACCTGGGACCACAAGGCGGCGTTCTTGGGGGTCGACTTTGTCTCACCGCCCTTGGCGTAGCCTTTGGGCTTCATCAGTTCGGGGCGGATACACCCCATGCCCCTGCTAGTCCGCATCGCGGCCTCCTAGACGAACCTCGTCTTCTTCGTGCGTGTTTCGCACCCGACACCCCGGACACTGCCGCCCTTGGCGTAGGTCTTGACCTTGCCGCCACGCTTGAGCCCCGCGCCGTACGTCTTCTCGTAGGCTTTGTCTACCACCGAACGGACGAGGTCGTCGGTGACATCCTCGGGGCGCAGCCGGCGCATCGGGGGCTCAACCCTCGACGCCAGCTTCTCCGCCTCAGCAGCACGCTTCGCGGCCTCACGGCGCATCAGTGCACGGGCACCCAGGCCAGCGGCCCCACCACCCACACCAAGCGCTCCTAGCGTGGTCAAGACGTTTCGCGTGGTGTCCGACATGCCGCCCATGCCCGTGTCAGCCGGTGCCTTGGCACCGCCGCCCGTAGGGATCTCAGCACGACGAGGCCCCGCGTCCCTGTCGCTTGCCGTCCTGCCTGCTGACGCACCGCGCCCCGAACCTGCAGCGGCCCGAGAGCCGATGTCCCGTGCCTGCTCTTCAGCAGTCTTGGTGCTGTAGGTCTTGCCCTTGAATTCAAAGGTCTTGTCGCCCGCTAGGCGAGCTTCTCTGAAGGCATCCCCGAAGGTCTGCGGGCGCGGGCGCCCGCCTTGGGCGGCGGTACGTGTGTCAGCCATTTCAGACCATCCGGCCCTTGGTATGGCCTTTGACTGCGCAGCCGTCTGCGCGGGTGACGCCACCCTTGGCGTAGCCCTTGGTCATGCCGCCCTTGGCCTTTTTGGCCGGGGGCTTCGGCGTCGGGTAATCCTTCTTGGTCTGCTCAGCAGCTTTGCGCTCAGCAGCTTTGCGCTGTGCCGGGGGCAGCGCGGAGGCTTGGTCGATATCGACCGGGGGTGGACCCATTTCCTTGGTGTACATGGTGTGTCCTTTCAGCAGGCTTTGCCGCCGTAAGCCATCTTCTTGGGCTTGGCGTCCTTCTTCATGAAGGGCGGGAGTTCCTTCTTGCCTTTCGCCTTGTCCGCAGGCTTCTTGGCTTCCTTCTTCATGAACGGGGGGAGGGGCTTCTTCACGGGGGACTCCTTGACGGCACCGCCGTCGTTATGGGCCTTCGGCCCGACAAACTTTTTCGCTACGCTCGCCGGGACATCGGTCTTGCCTGCGAGCGAGGCGTACATGAAACGCCTCTGGCGTTCGGACTTAATCGGCACTTTCGGGCTCCTTGGGTTTTCCCCGCCCGGTGAGCTTGCGCACCGTCTCCATCTCCCAGATGCGCAGTGCAGTCCAGATGATGGTGAACAGGGCGGCGATGGAGGGCAAAGCCTGCGCCAGAGTGCCAATGACGGTGACCACCGACAAGGCGTCGATCAGGTTCTTCGTTGGCTCTGTCAGTTCCGTTTTCATCTCAACAGTTCCACGCCCGCAGGCTTTTGTTGATGCGGGAGTTTGGGTCTTTTGCCGTTTCTGGTTTTGCCAGTTTCTTCATTCCGGTCATCCTTGAGCAAAATGACTTCCGCCTTGCTGCATCCTTCTCTGTTTTGGGGTTCGGCGCCGGAGGCTTCAGCCCCGGCTTGCCCGGGTTGGCTTTGTTGTAGCTGGCACGGCCTTTGGCGTTAAGTCCACCGGACTCGGATTTGCCTTCCTTGCGTTGCCACGCGGGGGTCTTAGCCATCAGAGTTCACCTCGCGCTTCGCGCTCCATCGGCGCATTCCGGTACCCGTAACGGAGCACCTGCCACAAGTAGGTCGCGTAGTACCTGACAGTACCCATCCGTCGCCACTGCGCCCAATGCACCTGCTCGTGCCTGATCAGGGACTCGTTGCTCAGGTGCTCGGCCAAGATGTAGATCCCCCAGGGGGCCAGGGCCACGCCCGCGAAGCCCGTGCGGCGCAGCACCCATCCTATCAGGCCACGAGCAGGTTTGGGAGTCATAGCAGGCCGTTGATCTCGGGTTCCGGCTCAGGAACTGGCGGCCTGATGAGTTGCAGATTCATGCGCGTCAGCGACGTTTGCCAAGGTTCGTCCGTTACGTCAGACGCGGCGTACATGACTTCGATGGCCTCGGGCGTTACCTCTAGCCCAACTTCCACACAACGCTCGGCAGTGATTTGCGGGTAGCCGGGGCTGTACTCCGTTTCCACCCACTGCCCAGGCTGATCGGGATCTGGTTGCTTCCAGGCCCATGTGCTGAACGGTGCCAGCTTAGCGAAGCCCTTGCTCACGCCGCCAGAGCTGATGTAGTGCGTTGCTGGCTCTGCTCCAGTGGGCGACAGGCCGATTTCAAACATGCCCTCGTAGGGCAGGCCACCGAGAGTTGAGCACACTAGGCGGGCTAGCGGGGCTTCTTCGGCTGTGACGATCATGTTTCTGTAGACGTCCATTACTGCGTCACCCCAGCAAAATTGCCAAAAAGCGTTTTGCGCAACTCGTAGGCGCACCGAACGGCATCGTCCAAATTTGCAAACTGCCTTTGAATGCGTTTGCCGTTACATCCGATGCTGACCTTCCAGCGCTGAATAGATGCGCACCAAGACACGTTGCGATGCTTACTTGTATTCGTTGAACACAGCTTTACTTTGTGCCTGCTGTTTTCTTGTTTTGTTGCAAGCCGCAAGTTTGACAATCTGTTGTCGTTTGGAACGCCGTTGATGTGGTCTACAACATGGTCAAGAGGATCGACGCCTGTTGCCATGAAATACATTAACCGATGCACAAGATAGCGCTTTCCATCAAAAAACGTTTGCAAATGCCCGGACGCCATCTTTGTTCCGCAAACGTCGCCCTGTCTGTACTGCCGGTAGCTTTTGTTGCGAAGCAGCACGCCGCGCTCTGCGTCAAGCGCAAACGCGGCACGCAGTTGTTCTATTGAGGGCATTGTTTTGGCAAACATCAAAACGCGCCTGTTTTTTGGTTGACCCACGACTCTGTTGCCTCAATCTGGCTTTGCGTCAGGTTTGCGCCAAAGCGGACAATCATTGACGACAACCAGCCCTGAAAAAAGCTGCCTGCGTTGTTGCGTGCGCCAATAAACAAAGGGTAATTACCAAAGTTTCCAGTGCCTTGATCTGCAGACGATGTTGTTTGAAGACCGTTTACACGAATTGCCGCAAAGTCACCGGAAATATCTCCTATTCCAGCAAGAACTGCGGTTACTGGCGCCGCCAAAGAACGAACTGGTTCTGCTGCGGATGTCCCTTTGCTGTAAAAAGCAAAGTTTCCACTAAACCCTGGAGGCCATAGGCCAAACACGCCGTTATTTGAAGAGACGCTTGCGGAAAGTTCTGCAATAATTGCAAACGAATCACTCAACTTTCGCACCCCAGCAAACACCTGCGCCTTATCAACCGCGCCCGGATCAATACTCCCCGTACCCATCGACCACGACAGCCCATTGAACTCCAGATACGGCAAAAACCCCACCGCATCATAAGTCGCCGCGTCCACCACGCGCTGGTAGGTGGGGCCGATCAGGCCCGTGGCTTGACTGGCGGGGCGGAGGTCTGCGCCCCATGCTACGCATGAGCCTGTAAGGTTTGGAGCAAACGTCGTTCCATTGGAACTTGCCGCTGGGTAAATGTACGCTGTTGCGGACGCAGTGTTTACAGCAGCGTCAAAACTCAGTCTCCAAAAACCGTTTGCGTCGGCGACCGTAATGTTAGTTGCCGTTCCTTGCGCCAATGTGGCAACACCAGTATTGGTGTTGAGTATTACCAATACGTTTCCAGGCGAAAAATTTACTTCGCAAGAAGGAAACGTAGTTGCACTGGCCGTTTTTTGAAAATACGCAGAGTAGCGCAAAGTAGTCGCAGCCGACAACGTAAGTGCCTGTCTAACGTGCGGGTAGCTTCCTGTCGTTGCAGTAAGGGTGTCGGCGGTAGTAGTGCCATCCGGGTCGACAGTTGAATTTGCCGTTACCGTTACGCCGGTTTTTAACCACGCCCCATTATCAAACTGCTCCGTATAAGTCAGCAGGTTGTACCTCGCCGCCAGCTTCGGGCGTTTTGTGCCGGTGGAGGTGGCGTGGTTGCCGAACGGGATGCGTTGCGACGTTACCGTGTTGCCGCTGACGGTGAGGGTGAAATTGTTGGGGCTGTTGTCGATGAACGTGCTGTTCTGGCAAGTCAGCAAACTGGTGCCGCCAATGGACGCTAACGGCACGGCGGGAGGCGTGAAATTGCCAGTGTAAACGGCAGTGCCTTTAATTACGCGCAAGTTAGAAATGTAACCAGCAAAATCATTAAATAAAGAACGTCCAATTTGAAAATTTGTTGACGTAATGTTATATGCAGTATTTACTGTGCCAATTTGGACACCGTTTTGCCAAAGAAAAATGTTATTTGCCCCGTCACCTGTTACGGCAATATGAATCCATGTGTTAGCGGGAAAAGTTCCACTAACAGTCATTACAGCCAAATTATTAAGATAGACCCTTCTTTGCGATGCGGCATCTGCAAATACTGCAATTCCTCCGCTATTTGAGCTTGCGTATCCAAATATTGTTCGGTCATTAACAGCCGACAAATAAGCCCAACACTCAATAGTAAAAGCTCCCGTGCCCAGCGCAAACGCGCTATTGCTTGGAGCTGTCAAAAAATCTCCTGTGCCGTCAAAATATCCAGACCAAAACGGCACCAGCCCCTTGCTTTTATCCAGCATCAGCCCCACAAACTGCTCCACGGCAGTGACGGGCGTGGTGCCTGCGCTGTCGGTGAACAGCGTCGTCAGATCGCTGGGGTCGTACCATGCTCCGTTCTCACCCGCGCTAAAAAGCGATGCGGGCGAAAAGCCGCCCGACAGCGTCTGCCAAGATGGTAAACCGAAGCCAAAACCGAAGGACATGTAGAACCTGCCTTATGCGTGCTTTGCAAACTTGCCGTGTAAAAGCGAACGCGCTTCTTCAGCAACAAGCTCAGCTAATTCTAGGTCGTCAAAATAACGGTCTACTGAACGCGTTTGGTTTTTTACAGTAACACGCCATTTTTTAAGGCGTTTATACCATCCAACATTTTTGATTCCAGAAGTATTATGCAACGGCTTTTTGGAGTGCATAGCGTTTTCCGCTATGTTTGCTTGTCGCAGATTGCTCCAGGCATTATTAGTACCGTTACTATCAATATGATCCGCAACGCACTTCGGAAACTGGCCGGTCATGTACAAAACGGCAAGCTGATGTGCGTAATACTTTCGTCCTAACACCGAAATTACAACGTAATCTAAACCGGCGCATCTGTTAGCGACAGTGCCCGCCACAGAACCCTTTTTTGCAGTGGCAGTCCTGTCTACAATCCAGGCAAACAAACCTGTATGCGGATCATACGAAAGCAACTCTTTAAGGCGTTCTTGCGTAAGCATGATGAAGCCAGCGGAGCGGGTCAGAAGATCCTGACGATATTCGTGGCCGTCGTGGTGCTGGAGTACACGCGGATAACCTGCACAGGCAGGGCAGCCCCAGGCTGGGTGGCGTTGAACGTCACATCAGTACCTGCAGCCGTCATCACGCGAATGATGCCGCCACTGCCGCAGTAGATGACCGAAGGCGCGAACGTGGCCGTATCGCTGGGCGTGACAGCAGCCGCATCCCCGGGGAACATCGGGAACGTCGGAGAAGGATTGGTCTTGGACATGGGCCCTCCGGGCACCCCGCCCACTCAGGGGCGGGGCAGGTTACGGGTCAGCAGACTGGGATCAGTCGTCGGTCGGCAGCGGGTTCTGCGCACCCAGCGGGGAACGCTGGACATAGCTCACCGTGATGATGGCCCGGCCCACACCCGCTGCGGTGCCCACCGCATAGCGCACGAAGACCGGCGTGTCCGCCGTGGTCGAGGTCTGCCAAGCAAGCTGCGTCGCAGCCGTGGCCGTACCCCGGAACCGACCACCGCCCGTGGTGGCAATCGCCGCCATCAGCTCCGTACCGCCCGAAGTGCTGCCCACCGACACCGTCGAGGTCGAAGACCCGCCCGGGACCACAACCTGATCGACCGTGATGTCCACGATCTGCGAACCCTGGGGCAGGATGCCCAGCGGGGTATCGACGTTGCCCACGCCCGCCGTGACGACACCCGTGTCGAGCGATTGGGTCAGGACGACAAGGCCCGTGTTGCGGCCAGGGTTGTAGCGCTGGGTGCCCGAGCGGATTGGGCCGGAGAAGGTCGAGAACATATGGTCACCTCAGTTTGTAGCGTCTAGCCAGAACACTGACGCTGTTTGCGGAACATCCTAGCTCTCTGGCGAGCGTCTTAAAAGTCTTGTCCGGGTTGGACCGGATGAACTCAACCTTGTCCGAGACGCCCCGGTCGTAGCTTAAACGCCGGGGCGGTGGCGTTTTACCATAAGCAGCGGCGTACTGCAAGTACAGTTTGCGAACAGAAGAAGGCTGGAGCCCGACAACCCTTGCCCGTTCGGCGTAAGACAGGTGGTCATTGTTGACCACATATTCGATTTTGGCCCGGTGTGCGAGGTCTTTGAGGCGTCTGTCAGTTTGCGCTTGCGCTAGATGCTTCGCTTCGTTTGGCGTTAGCGCTTTGGCTTGTGCCCGCTTGGTCTCTGAAATTTTTTGCTTTGTGTAGTCACTATGCAATCGCCCCATCATGGGGAATGCATCTAAGGCAATGTTGTAACCGGGGGCTTCTTCAAACGTAAGCTCACCTTTAAGTACCAGCAGTTCTATCTCTCTAGCGTCTTGCTCTTCCGTGCAAGACGCCTCTTCAATCCACTCAAATACATCTTCTCCGTAGGCGTTAAAGGCGGTTTGAAGACGTTCGTTTGGATGTTCCCCCCTGCGAAGAAGACGGAAATGCTCCGCTCGGCGCTTAAACAAATTGCGGGACGAACCAACATAACACAGTCGCTCCGCATGGTTGACTATGCGGTATACACCAGTATGCTGTGTTGCGTAGGGCATAAGGGCCAAAATCTCCTGAACGCCATACTAGCCTAAAAACAAAACCCCGTCAAGGGTTTTGTCAGCCCGCACTGTCTTGAGGACGAGTCTGCCGGGACAGTCGATAGGCCGGTCAAGATGCCCGGTGAGTGTTTATATCACGCCTCAGCGGGCGGATCAACGGGCGGCAGACTGGCGTTGTACGCCTCGCGGGCAGCGGTGATGCCCGCATCGGTCGTCTCAGTCTTGCACTGCGCCTGATAGCTCAGGGCAGCATTTGACATGACGAACTGGACGTATTCCGTGTTGGTCTTGAACGGGCCCGGTTCGGGCTTGTTGGTGTCAATGGTGCACTTCATTGGGCTTCCTTTGTTTCGGCGTCAAGCGCCGCTTGAACCTTGATTGCCAGCGGGAGAGCCGCTTGCGCGACTTGCAGACCGCCAGACTTGGTTGCGAGATCGAGGAGGCCAATGAGTTGTTGGGCCTCTTGTTGGGTGAGTTCGATGGTCATGGTTTTGATGACAGGGATGGTTGCGATGTGCTTCACGGTTCAATTGGTTGATCACGGTCCCGCGTCCCTCCAGACGCCCCCGGAGTAGAAGTAGAGTTTGTTGTTCGTGGTGTCTACCACGATGGGAGCGCGTCCCGTGTAGGATTCCGGCACCCCCGTCGGTGCACCTGCGCAGGTTGGAACGTAAACGAATCCACTGGTTGCGTTGGTTGCGACGGCCCCCGCACCAAGCGCGACACTTCTATTTCCCAATGAACTGAAGTAGGCAACAATTTGACCCGCGACAAGAATTTGAAGGGGTCTATTTTGTCCGGTTCCTACTCCATCGACTCGAAGCTGAAGCTCGTTCGATTGCCACTGAAGCGCCCCCCTCTCATAATTCAAAACATCCGTAAACGTGTTATAGATGCGGAAAGCCTGCGGATTCTCCCCCCGCCTTTGCGCCAGCGTGTCGGCTGCGTCGCGCGTAATAACCAAATCTCCGGCAGAGTTTCCGACCTGTCCAACGGTAAAATTTATGCCGTTTGTTCCGCTTATTTGTATCCCCGCAGTGTCAGCATAGAGCGCGGTTCCAGTTGCGGCCTTCACGCCGTTTGTGTTTAGTCTATACCCGGCTGCGGTCCCGATAGAAAAACCATTGTTGTAAAGCGTACCGTCTTTTTCAACGGATAGCCTACTCGCACCCCCCACCCTCAAATTCATCAACAGCGAGCCTGCGGCTGACGCGGTGTCGGTGACATCGAACTGGATGCCGGTGAAGGTAGTGGCTGCGTTGTTCCAAACAGCAGACCAGTTGACAAGCGGGTTGCCGGTGCCGCTGAACTTGTCGGTCAGAAGGCGCGTCGTGGCGGCGCTGGGAGTGAAGCTCATGTTCTGTCCTTACGGCGTGATGACAACTTTGATGTTAAATGAGCCCGTGCCGGCAGTGACACGGAACCGCATCCTGGCAGGCAGAGCCGTCAACAGACCAGAGCCCACCTCTGTGTTCAACGTCGTCAGCGTGAACGTCCCGTAGACAACTTCGTCGTCGCCCACCAACTCAACCGTGATGCCCGCGCCCGCAGTCAGCGTGGCAACAAAGTTCGCCACAGGGGTGATCAAGGACTTGAGCTGCGACTCCAAGAGTTCTGGCGCTCGATTGGAGTTCTCGATGAAGTTGGACATCGAAGTTCCTCGTCTGCACCCGCCGTCTTGAGGAAGTCTGCCGAGCCAGTCGGCGGGTTGGTTTGGGTCTCGGAGCCCGTTCGGGCGCAGCCCGAGCCTAGCACACTCAGCCCAAAAAGAAAAGGCCCCCGAAGGGGCCTTGAGGAACCCCGCTGGTGCGCATCGTTGAGAGGCGTGCGGGGTTTGTTCTGGCTCAGCTTGCGCCGGGGGAGCCGAACACCCCGAGCGGATCGCTCACGCCAAAGCTGTAACGCTCGCGGGCCTTGTAGCGGTTGTTGCCGGTGTCAAAGTCCGCGTCCATCGAGGTCGCCAGACGCACGCGCACGAAGTGCTTCAGACCGTTGGGAACGTCGGTCGTCAGGAACCACGCGTTGGTGTCGGTCAGGAAGTGGTTGACCGTGTAACCCTCGGGGATCGAGCCGTTGTTCTTCAGCGCGTTGATGTCGTTGTCGGTCGTGCCCACACGGAGGTTGGTCTCCAGCAGGCGGGTCGAGACGAACATCAGGTTCGGAGGAACGATCAGCTTCCGGGGCTTGGCGGCGATCAGCAGGCCACGCTCATCAGTCCAGCCAGCGATCTGGATGACGGAGTTCTCCAGGGAGGTCTCGTTGAGGTCCGAGGCCACCGTGGGGCGGTTGCTGTTGGTGCCGCCGGAAACCAGCGGGTGAGCCGTCGAGAACAGCGGCTGGCCGTCACCGAAGGTGAAAGCCGCGTTGAAGCCGTTGTTCAGGATGGACGCCGCCTTCACCTGCTTGGTGTAGGACATCGCCCGGGCCAGAGCCTTGGTGTACCGCGCCGACAGACTGTCGTACAGGTTGTCTTCCATCGCCTCTTCGGTGATGGAGAAGCCCATTGCGATGGTCTCGTGGTTGTAACGAGCGGTCCAGGCTTCCTGCGCATTGTCGTACGCGATGGCTTGGCCTTCGTTCTTCACCGGAGCGGCACTGAAGCCGGAGAGCTTGGTCTCCTCTTCAAACGAGCGGTCGGAGGTCTCCGTTTCGTAGATCTCCTTGTGCTCTTCGCCGTAGCGCTTGTACTCCAGACCGAACAGGGCGTTGAGTCCAGGGAGAAGCTCCTTGAGGAGCTGTGCACGAGAAATTGCCATGATTCAGACTCCTTACGCGATCTGCGTGGCGTTGTAGTACGAGTGGTAACCGAAGTTCATCTTGACGAGAACCTCAGAGTACCCGACGAAGGCGACAGCCGACCCGCTGGCAGCGGTGACGCTGGCAGACACGGTAACAGCCGTTGCACTGGTGACCGCCGTCACGTAGGTGTACAGACCCTGAGCACCGCCCGCCGTGGCCGCAGGGATGATGACCTGCATGCCCGGGAACACACCCGTGGTGGACCCCACCGTCAGCGAGGTGGACGAAGCACCCGCCGTCAGCGCAGTCTGCACCGTCACAGCCGTATCCGGCACCATCTGAACGATGCGGAACGGAGCCGTGGTCGAGTTGTCCTTGCGGACGTTGCCCGTGCCGTTGCTTGCGCCGGGGGTGTTGCCCGTGACGCCTGCCAGCGAGTTGCCGGTGGCCGTGGAGCCGCCGTTGCCCGTGACGAAGTAGGCGTTGGTGCCGACGAAGGCTTGCGACATGAAGCCCGGAGTCAGGCCCGTGTTGACGTTGGTAGCGCCAGACTGGGTCAGAACCACCGTCTTGAAGATCGCATCGGGGTCATCCAGCACGTAGGCAACGGCGTCTTGCGCCACCGTGCCACCCGGCCAGTACTGCTGACGGATCTTGCCGAAGATCGGACCCGAGGGCGGGCTGTATTCGCAGCCCAGGAAGACACCAACGGTGCCGGGAACCGCCGCCTGAGCCGCCTGCGACGTCGCGGGGGCCGTGGTGGAGGTGATGATGGCCGTGCCAGTGGCCGTGAGTTGGACAAGGTCGCCGTTGAAGATCGACGTTGCGTAGGCCGAGGCAATCGGAACCATGCGCGTCGAACCCGCGAACGGTTGGCCGCCGATCAGGTTGACCGGCTCCAGGCCGTAAGGCCGATCAATGGAGGGGTATCCCATTTGTTACTCCTAGTTTGCTGCACCGCGTCCGAACTTCACCTCGGTGCTGCGTTCCCTGAACAGCGGCATCCGACGATCATTCTCGCGCATGAACGAATTGTCCACCGACTGCAGCTGCCCGTCCGCCATCTTCTGGAAGTGAGCATTGCGTTGTTGGACAAACTCCTTGGGGGTTTTGCAAAGCATGAGTCCGCCGACTTCGATGCAGTCCGGGAAGCGAGCGTTGTTGCTGCCCATGTGCATGATCTCGGGGTGTTCAGATGCCTTGACGGGCTCCCAGCCCTCGCGGAGCTTCGAGGTCACATTGGTCGGGTCGTTCTGACCCAGCGTGCTGATGCGAATCCAGCGGAACTCATAGCCTTCTTCCGGATTGGGAGAGGGCAGTAGCTCCGGCGGCATCCACTGCTTCGGACGCTCGGAACGAGCGCGAGTGTCCAGGTCACGGGGGGTTCGTTCAGCCATTTTGTTTCCTCATCTGCTCCGCCACAGCTTGTGCGTACTGCTGAGGGGTGAGCCCCAGCCTCTTTGCCAGAGAAACCGCCGATTGCGTCAGCACGATCTTCTTGGGCGCTGTGCTGCGCGTTGCCGGGGCCACCACCGACTGCTTCGCTGGTTTCTTCTCCGAGGGAAACGCGCTCGGGAAGGTCTCGCGTAGCTGATCGTCGATTCGCCGGAAGTAGTCTTCGCTTCCGGGAGGCACACCCTCTGCGGCGAGTTCCTCATGCAGTGCCATCGCGTACGCCGTCATCCGCTTGTTGCCTGAACCGAACCAGGGATTGGCTTCAAGCCACGCACGGGTTCTGGAGTCCAGTTGCGGCTGCGGCGGCTGTGCCGAAGGCTGCGAGGCAGTTTGTACCTCATCTTGCGGCTGTTGTAAAGGGGTCGGCTTGAAGTTGCTCACCCGCTCCAACTTGAACTTGGCTGCAGCAAGCGCCTCTTGGGCCTCCACGATGGCGTCAGTATCGAACGCCTCGTGTGCTTCCTTGAGCTTGCGCTTGGCCTCGTCCAGCTCCGACTGCGCCACCTTCTTGGCCTGCTCGACCAGCACTTGTTGGCCCTGCCCCACAGTGCCTTGGAGCTTCTTGTTCTCGTTGAGCAGGGACTGCACCAGCTTTGCGGCCTCGTCGCGCTCGCGCTGCGCCGACTCCTTCGCCCGCCGCTCTTCGTGGTAGCCCTTGGAGAGGTGCTGGATGCGCTTGCGCACCCCATCGCCGTACTGTTCCAGCTCTTCGTCCGTCACCTCCGGCGGAGGCTCCTTCATTGGCGTGCGGCCACGGTCCTGTTCGGGCGTGTCGTCGATGATTTCGACCTCGGTTTCGCCTTCGACGGAAAAATCTACCTCTGGGGCGTCTTTCTTCTCGGCGGACCGCTCGTCTGGGAACTTGAATTCATCCATTTTTGCTCCTCAGCAGTTCAACTTCTGCTTTAAGTTCGCGCGTTTTGCTTTCCAAATAATGGAAATACGTGTTTTGTTCGTAAGAACGGGCCTTCAGTACGCGCTCCGTGTTCTCGAGGCGGTTCGCCAGTGCGCGGAGTTGTTCCGCGATCTGCGTCATTTCGTACCAAAAGAAGTCGTCCGTTACGCCCAAGAACTCATTTTCTTTAGGTTCGGGCATCATACGCGTTTGATCCCTCTCGGATCTTGAACCACCGCCTCGACGGAGTCATCATTGATGATGCGCCACTCCGTTCCGTGGATTTTCAGCCGCGTACCCGTGTTCGGACGCACCAAAACAAAGTCACCGACCTTGCAAGACGGCCCGGAGGGGAACCGAAGCGGGTCTCGGTAGGCATCCGGACCCATTTTTGCCACAAAAAGCACCGGAGACAGCACTTCTTCGTAGTGCATCGTCTGTCCAGCCTTGGCAATACCGCTTTCGTACTCCTGTTCAGCCTTCGGAACAAGGCAAAGGATGTGGTACGTCACGGGATCGGGCACTTGTCGCGCTTTTTCCGCGTCAGTTTCAGGCAATACGGACGTATCACCATCTGCATCCGCTAGGAGCAGCTCACTCATCGTCATTCTCCAATCTACGCACGAGGTCGGTTAACAGGGAATGTGCGTGCGAAAGACCCCGGATTTCGCCCGACATAAATTTGTACTCGGAAAAGTCGCGTGCGCAGCCGCTGCCAAGCGCGTCTGACAGCACCGCACGACGCTGTTCCAGCTCTCTCAACACCGCAGACAGTGCGTTATCAGCCATTTACTGCTCCTTCTTGGGTTTGGCGGGTTGCGCGGCACGCTGCTCAGCCTGCTGGCGCAGCTTCATCCGGTGCGTCTGCTCTTTGTGGATCATGTCCTGCCGCGCCCGGGCCTGTTTCTGCGCCAGCTCTTGCTGCCCTCTGGCGGCAGCGATCATCGGGTCTTCGCCTTGGTTCTTCTGGGCGTCAAGCGCAAGGCGGGCTTGCTCAAGCTGCAGCTTCTGCTGCGCGATCTGGAAGTCGCGCTGGCTGTCGGCCTCCTTGCGGCGCAGCTCCTCGGCCTTCAATTGCAGCTCCGCCTGCTGCATCTGCACCGCCGGGTCTGCGGCTTGCTGTTGAGCCTGCATCTGCGCGGCCATGACTTGGTTCTGCATCATCGTGCGCTGCGCGGCAGCAGCCAGCAACGGGGCCAGGGCTTTCTCGTCGTTGGGCGCGATGGGGGCTTCGGAGGTCTCGTCCAAGGCTGGCAGCGGCGTGCCGAGCGCCTGCTCGACCTGGGCCCGGTAAGCGAACGCCGCGTGCTCCGCGATGTGCGCCATGAGCGCGGCCATCATCTGCTGCGCCATTGGGTTTTGGCCGATGGTTGCGGCGATCTTCGGATCTTGCATGAACGCCTGATGGCACATCAGGTGCGCTTCGTGGTCTTGGTACGCGAACGCCTTGACGGGTTTGCCCATCAGCACGTGCATGTTCTCCGTCACCGGGTCTTGCGGCTTGCGGTCCTCGGCCAGAGGCACCAGTCGGTCGGCGTTCTTGATCCCCAGCACCTCCAGCATCTGCCGGTGCAGGTAGGGCATGTCGTAGATCTGCGGAGCGCCTTGGGCAAGCTGCAGGGCCGCTTGGTACTGCACGATGCGCTGGGCCATCGTGGCGGCGTTGGGGTCGGACACCGGGATGATCTCCACGATGTCGTAGTCGGCCTGCTTGGCCTTGCGCGGGGCGCTCTCGGGCTCGTAGCTGTAGTCAGGCGGGGTGTCGTCGCGAATCAGCCGCTTGAGCAGCTTGAACTCCATCCGCAGACTGGCGTGGACACGCGCCTGCACCGCGCTCATCGTCTTGAGCTGGCGCTCCAGCAGGGCCAGGGTGGTGCCCACCGGGGCCTCGGAGGACATGTCCGCGATCTTCAGGTCACCGATGGCCGCGAGCCTGCGCCCCTCGTCCGTGATGCGCTCCAGCAGCCCTGCGAGCACCTGCGACGGCTCCTTGTAGGGCAGGTTCATCAGGTTGTCCCGCAGCGCTCCGCTGGGGATGTCCACATCCCTGAACTCGCCCGGGGCGATGGGGGTGTCGTCGCCCTTGATCCGCAGGCCACGGCTCTTCAAGCCCCCGGGCAGGTTGCTCAGCGTGCCCGCGTCGACGAGCTGGCGGATGATCGAAGTGCCCGCCCGGGCGTAGCCACCGATGATGTGGAAGAAGCCCAGCCCGTACGCCCCGAAGCCCGGGATGTAGGTGTACTGCACGAAGTGCTGCCGCTTCTGGCGCAGCTTGTCGGCCTCGTCCCAGTTGCGGCGGATCGCCAGCACTTGCTGCGAGCCCCGGTCGATGGTCACCACATACGGCAACGCCAACCCGTCGTCATCCTCATGCCCGGGCATGTCGTGGTACAGGTGCACCTCCAGCAACTGGTAGCGCTCGTCCTCGTTGAGCGCGTAGCCTTCTTCCTCGGCTTTCTTCTTCTCCAGATCGGTGACGATGTGCTGCGGCTCGCCCAGGTCAGCGTCGCGGTAGAACCCGCTGAGCTGCATGCGCTTGATCTCGTGCTTCGTCTTGCGCATGATGTGCGTGACGCGCTCCGCGACGTACACGTTGGCCGCGCCGTACGGGATGATCAGGTCTTCTGCCGGCACGTACGGAGCCTCGGGGTTGGGCTCATCCGGCATCTTGTAGAGCTTCTTGAACGCAGCACCGACGAGCCCCAGGCTGAACAGCAACCGCTCATGCTCGGAGCGGTAAGACACCATCCCCTCGGTCAGGCGGTAGTTCATGTCCTGCCGCACGCGCTCTGCGGCCTCTTCCTTGTACTTGTCGACCGCACCGATGATCTGCGTCTTCACCGGACCTTGCGCGGGAAACGTCTCGGTGATCAGCTCCGACTGGAACCTGATGGCAGCCTCGGCCAGCAGCGGGCTGTACACCCCGCACGCGCCCGACCACGGCTCGGTGCGCTCCTCGTACTTCAGCCCCAACACCTCCAAACCCTTGACGTAAGTGTCGACCCAGTCCTTGCGGCTGTTGATGTCGGCGTCCACCAGCTCGATCAGCTCGCTGGCGAGCGTCTGCAGCGCCCCCTCGTTCATCGTCTCGGCAAGGTTCGCCTCGAAGCCTTCGTCGAGGTCGTCTTCTCCCGGGATGAGCGTGACCTCCAGGCCGTCGGTACCGACCGTGACGCTGTCGGGGTTCTCGATTTCGATCTCGATGGTGTCCATTTCTTGGACACCGCCCGGCTCCAGGCCCGGAATGAGGGAGGGCTCAAGCGCCCGGTCGATGTTCGTCGCCATGTTCGGCTCCTTAGTAGTACGCTACTTTTCTGAAACTGCGGAACTCTGGCGGGTCATCAGGCGCGTCTGACGGCAAGCCAATGAACCCGCCCATGCGCAGGCGCATCAGTGCTTGTATGCACGTATCCACATAGTCGTCGTGCTCCCCGGCGGGGAACGCAGCGACCTCCTCAATTACTTCCTTCGCCCACCTAGTATCCGGCGCCCATACACGCCCCGACACGAAGATGTCCGACACCGAGTTCAACCGCGCCGTCTTGTCTGACTTCGTGCCGACCTTGCCCCGGGACGGAGAAAACTCCGACACTGGCACGCCCGTGGCCCGCAGCTCCTGTATCAGCGGCGCGCCCGCAGCCTTCTTCTCGATCAGGCACGTATCCGGCTGCCACTCCTTGTAGTACTCCAATGCCCGCTTCTTCAACTCGGGAAACGTCCAGCGGTGCTTGATAGCGTCGAGCAGGATGATGTGCGCGTTGTTGTTGTCGTCCTCGTTGAACCACACACCCCACGTAGTGCAGGCGCTGTAGTCGGCAGCGGTCTTGGTCTCGTGCGCCGTGTCCCACGACTGGATGATGTAGTCGCACTTGGGCGGGCGCTCGCGCTCCCAGATCTGCCAGTGCTCGCGGCGGATGAGCGCGGCTACCTCGCTCGTGGGGTTCTGCTGGTACTGCGCTTGCCAGAAGCGCGGGTCCATACCCGCCCGCTTGGCCTGGAGCTGCTCCAGGGGCCACTGCCCGGGCCACAGGCTCTTCTCCTCGTCGGTGTTCTCGTTGAGGATGGCCGGCAGCTCCACGATCTCCCAGGGCGTGGCGTCGGGGTTCTTGATCTGGTGGCTGATCAACTGGCCGGTGAGGTCGATCTGCGACCACCGCGTCATGATCACGATGATCGCCCCGCTGGGCATCAGGCGCTGCAGAGGGCCGGTCTGGAACCAGTTCCATGCCGCGTCGAAGGGCGTGCGTGTGCCCGCCTTCAAGTCCTGCTCGGAGTGCGGGTCGTCAATGACGAACAAGTCCGCTCCGCGACCTGCGATGCTGCCGCCCACGCCAACCGCAAAATACTGACCGCCTGCGGCAGTTGACCACTTGCCTGACGCCTTTTGATCATCGGCAACTTGCGTGCCAGGGAATATCTGATGGTAATCGGGCGTTTCCAACAAGTTTCTGATACGTCGACCAAAGTCCTCTGACAGTGAGGAAGTGTGCGTACCCATGATGATCTTTTTCTCTGGGAAACGCCCGAGGTAGTACGACGGGAACAGAAACGACGAAAACTCCGATTTACCCATGCGAGGCGCGATGTTGATGATCACGCGCGTCTTCTCGCCCCTGACTACGGCGTCGAAGATGCTCGCCAGCTTGCGGTGGTGGGGCCCTTCCTTGAACCCCGGGTAGATGGCGTGTGCGTAGCCCAGCACGCCCGTGCGTGCCGCCGAGAGCTTAGCCCTCTTCTCACGCTCCTCCAGCAGGTCGAACAGCTCGGCCTTCTCCTTCACACTGAGCGTGGGTAGCGCCCGCTGCAGCGCGGCGGCTTCAGTAGCGGAGAGGAACGACGGCAGCTTCACGAGGGGTCAGCCTCGGCGGGGACATCCGAGACGTCGGATACGTCCGTCACATCCATGAACCGCGCAAGCTTCTCCTTAATCTTGGCGTCCAGCTCGTCGTCGTTGACCGTCGTCTTCTTGACCTCCACCCGGTCGGTGAAGAGCGCCACCTCGGTGACGCGCCCCAGCAGCTCCAGCGCCCGCAGGCGCAGGCGTGCGTCGGGGTTCTTCGTCTCTTCCAAGATCTGCGACACGGCGTAGCCGCGCAGCTCCTTGGCCTGCTCTACGAACGCCCAGTCGTAGGCCGTCAGCATCCCCACAAGGTGCTGCACCGCCGGAGGCGTCTTCAGCCGCAACAAGGCGGCGTTCTGATCAGGCGTGGGGGTGGCGGTGGTGAGAGCGGTGAACGCCTGCTGGGCCTGCGTAGCGGCCACCTGGGCGTCAGTGTTGGCTGTGGTTGGAGCGCCTACGGCGGCGAGCCAGTCAGCGGTGCCTTGCTGCGCAGCAAGAAGCTGCTCGGGCATCGCGTCGGCCAGCGGCAGGATGCCGCGTCCGTCTTCGATGGGGGGCTCGTAATCGAGTAGGTGTTCCAGCATAGGCGCATGCGCGGCAACATTGCCGAGCGCAAGTGGGCGCAGTGTAGCCACAAGGGTTTGTTTTTGCAAGCGCAAGCGGTATACTTGTCGCGCAGCGCACGCGTTGCCCTCCTGTGCGGCCTTTAGGCCGCTTTACCCCGGCCTGGAGCCGGGGTTTTTTTGATGGGTAATGTCAAGGATTAGACATTGTAGGGGGTATTTTTGTAAAAAATTTTATAAAATTTTTATTTGTGTTTTATTTTGTTTTTGTTTTTACAAAATTGGTAATTTTTGTGATTTGCATTTTTATGTAATTTGTATTTTTTACAAAATTGGTAATTTTTGCGATTATGGTTGTGGATTAGTGTTTATATTACGTCGCACTACATCGTCACAGCAGGGGTGTCCCCCGTAGGGTGGGGTCGCTGGCAGGGGTCTCGGAACCCCTCTGCAGGGGGGTAGAACCATATGTGAGAGCATCGGTTTGCTCTCAAGCGTAGCTGTGCCGCTTGCACAGTCGGGGGAGAAAGTCTCCCCCATTCTCTGAAAGGCAACATCGTGAAGACGTTTGAACAATTCGCTGCCGCCGTGGGCCGTCAGGACGCCGCCATCCTCGCCGCTTGTGGCCATTGGCACACGCAGTACCACGCCCTGCCCATCGAAGGGCAGCGTGAGATGCGGGTTCGCTTCGTCATCGGGTACCTGCAAGGCAACCTGGACATCGACGCGGACAAGGCCGTGAAGATCGTGTCGGCTTCGCGCACCGTGCGGAAGGAAGCCCATCAGAAGGCGTGCGACCGTGCCGAGTCGCAGTTTCGCTACCATGTGATCAACAACAAGTCGAAGGCCCCGGAGAAGAACAACAAGGCCGCGAAAACGCGGCTGCCTGCCGGCAGCGTGGAGCGCATAGCGGCGGCGTACGAGGGCCTGACGAAGGCCCAGATCGTCGCGGCGCACAAGCGTGCGCTGGCTTCGCTGAAGTTCGAGTGACCATCGGGGGAGAATTTCTCCCCCATCACCGCTGCGTCCGTAGCGGTGCTGCGTCCTACGGGGCGCAGACCAGTACGGATGTGACGCGCCCGTCGGGCGCTGTCTGTGCCGCAGGGCACAGCCCTGCAAAGGAGAGTGTGATGCGTTCCACCTATCTGCTGCTGTCTCCGCTGACCCCGGAGCAAGCGTTCTTCCACAAGGCGCTGAGTGCGCTTGTCCGCATGGGGCGGCTGACGCGCGAGGCGCGTCTCGTCCGCATCGCGGACGACGGGGAAGCCTTCGTGGAGCAAGGCGATAGCCTGTACACCATCGAGCGCGTCAGCCGCGTAGCGGCGGCGCTGCGCGACCCGGACGAGCGCGAGATCGGGCGGTGGTACATCGGCTGAGCGTAGCCCCTTGCGCCCTTCGGGGCGCTCGGGAGTGCGCTTGAAGCTCCCGTCGGGAGCGGCGTGCTGTTGGAGAGTCAGCATGATCAAGAACCACCAGAAGGACGCACTGCGTGCGTTCAAGACCGAACTGCGCCACAAGGCGCAGGATGAGCGGGCTGCTGCCCGCCGCAAGGCCCAGGTCCTGCGCACAGCGCAGGCGAAGGAAGCCCAGGCCGACGCCTGGGCGCAGGCCGTACGGGACGTCACGCCCCGTTGACCCACCGGGGGAGAATTTCTCCCCCATTTACAGGAGAGAAGCAATGAAAACAAAGGCTCGTGTGTCCGTAGCGGCGTCCGCACTGGTGCGGTACGTCATCGAAGGGAACTACCTCGGGGCGTCGTACCCGTGGTACATCCGCGAGTGCCGCCGACTGCGCGGGGACGAATTCTTGGGTGCGTGGGCACTCGCACACAAGCGGCTGCCTGAACTGAGTCAACTCAACAACCGCAACTTCTTCGCGGCCCTCGAAGAGAACTGAAAGGAATGCCATGATGAACCTCGAAGTCACCGACACCTTCGGCGGGGAGCCGAACTACTGCTGGGTCAAGCGGGGGCACACCCGCGCTCAGTCCAGGCGCGGCGTAGTCCGCGCAATCAAGACCCTGGCCGGCTGGCACGGCTGGGTGCGCGTGAAGGTCGAAGACCTGGGCGACACCATCATCGTGCGCCCGTGCGACAGCTCGGGCGTGTGCCAGATCGCGTTCGCGAACTGGGCCGAGTGAAGCCTCGGGGGAGAATTTCTCCCCCATTTACAGGAGAAAGAGTGATGGCCTACTACCTCTGCATAGGCGACGACACGCTGGAGGCCGCGTGTCGCTACGCCACGAAGAAAGACGCACTCGCCGGCTTCCGCGAAGTGGCGGAAGAAATGGCCCGCTTCAGCCAGACCGTCTACGGGACGGTGCACATCGCTGCCAAGCGCAGCGAGTGCGTCGACGAGCCCGACTTCTACCTCCGCCTCGGCCCGCGCGGCGGCGTGCAATGCCTCTGAAGGAGTGAGCACCATGAACCTCAAGCAAGAAGTCCGCGCCGCCTGGGTGGCGCAAGAGATCAAGCGCCTCTGGCCGGGAGCCGCGCAGCGGAGGCCGAAGGCCGAGGCCAAGCGAGCCTTCAAGACCGAGCGCCCGCCGAAGGAACAGTCATCGAAGCTGCGGGCACCGCCGGGGGACACGCGTCCCCCCGCAGGGTGAATTTTCAAAAAGCACTCGCCCCTTTTTCGGGGGCGAGTCTCCTCGGGGGAGAATTTCTCCCCCATTTATTTGTCAAGGATTTGTCAGGGAAAACCCTTAGAAAAATGTCAAACGTTTGACAACAGGTTGGTATCTACCAACCTCTCGGACGGGCGTGCCACAACTTGCGCCGCGCTAACTCGTTGATTTCTAAGGGCTTTTCTTCTTCTTCTTCTTATCTTTATTATATATATATATATATAGAAGAAAGTATTTATTTATTTATATATTTGTCTTTTTCCTTTTATGGGAGAGAGAGAGAGAGAGACCTGTCTATGTATCGGTTTTTTAGGTATATTCCTGGTTGCACCACGCTTTTCCCCTTGCGCGACAACGACTTACAGTGACATAATTTGTGGCACGCCCGTCGGAGACCCTGGTAGCTACCACGTATGTCTAATCCTTTACAGGGTAAACCCTGACAAATCCTTGACAAATAATTCCCAAGAAAGGCTCAAAAAATGCAAAAAATCTGCACGCAATGCGAGAAATCCCGCCCGCTCCAGCTCTTCCGTCGCTTCTCGGGCCGGAAAAAGATCCTGCGCACAATTTGCAACGTCTGCGACCCTCCGCGCACGCTCCGGCAGATGACGCCCGCTCAGCGGGTGCAGGAAGTCCACTATGGCCGCGCCAATCCGCTGGTTGTCTCCAGCATGGCTGCGCTTGAGCGGGCGCAGCGTTACGGGGTCGAGGTCTCGGGGCGCAGCACCCGGGTGCAGGCCGGCCTGCGCCGTCGTGCATGGGAGGCGGCCATCCTGGGCCCGCTGCAGAAGGAGATTGCCTGGGCTGAGGAGCTGGATGCCCGCTACGGGCATCAGGTGTCCCTGTGGGACACGGGCGGCCGCGCGGAGCGCGCGGGGCCACGCCAAGGGGGTGGCCTACACCCCGACCTTGCAGCGCCTTGGCGGGCCTTTGCGCAAGCCTACGCGCCCCTTCTGCAGCGCATGTTGGGCGACGCTCGTGCCGCGCTTGCCCGTATTGAGCTAGCTCCCGACCCGCGCACGGGGCTACGCCCACGCAACCCCACGCCAGAGCAGGCAGATCCCTGCACTTACGTCCTGGCTCACGAGATCGGGCGTCTACGACGCCTGTACGCAGCCTGTCAGCCCATCCCGGGCAGGCGGGCACCCCGCAGCCCCTGGCTGCTGTCCTGGGGGGACACCAGTCCCCCGTCCCCAACGGGGGAGAAAACCTCCCCCACATCCCTTAACCCGAAAGGAAAGCAATCATGAAGAACCAAACCTACCGCGCCGACCTCCGTGCGGCGCTCACCAGCGCCAGCGACTACACGCTGCGCAGTCTCAGCCGCGTGCACACCCTGTCGGCACTGGCTCCGCATCTGCTGGCGCATCCCTTGGTGCAGTATACCTACCGCAAGCTCCGCGTGGCCCTGGCTGCTGACCACAACGACGCGGGCCCGTGGGTTGACATCAGCCAGTCGGCTGACAGCGTGCGGTTCGGTGCGACCCTGTACGACCTCGACTCGCTCAAGGACGAGCGCTTGCTGCAGGCCCTGGAGCCCTTCGCGGGCGGCACCGACTGGACGGCGGGCTCCACCGACTGGACGCACAGCGACCGGCCCAACCGGGACTACAGCTTCGTGCAACGTGTCGAGCTGGACCCGTGCCTCTTCCCCATGCCTGCGCCTCTGCGCCGTGCGCTCTTGCGTGCGGGTGACTTGGCCCCGCAGGCGTTCGACCTGCGCGTGGTGATCTGCGCCTACGTGAAGAGCGACAGCCCGCTGTGCCGTGTCGTGGTCAAGGGCATCGAGGAGAAGATCGTCAGGGAGGAGATCAAGGAGATCGTGTGCGCGTAGCGCACGCGTAGCGTAACAACCGGGGGGAGAAGTTCTCCCCCAACCCCTACCAGAGGAGTTGACATGTCAACCGACGACAAGTACCTGATCGCAGTTTGCGCCATCGCAGCAGCGCTGATGCTGCTGGGTATCATCTGAAACTGAAAGGAGTACCCCAACCATGACCACCAAGACCCAACCCATCACCAGCACCGACTACGCAGGGCG